ATTGAAGGGGGGGGGGGGTTAGGCGCAGGGGGGGGTGGCTATTAGGCGGTACCATATACCCCACACGCAACCCTTCTAATATTAGGCCCTTAAATGTCCGAACGCATTGATAGTTATCGCAAAAGCCAGCCAATCCAGGAATTGAGGAGGAAGGCCAGGAAGGCGTATCGCAAGCAGAACATATGGACTGAGGAGGAGAGAGATTTAGCGGATGTTGAGGCTGAGGAGATTATGAAGCGTTTTAGGCCCCTGAGGTTTGCTCAATAATGTCCTACTAACAAGACATAAATCATGCTATAGTCCTACTTAATTCGCGATTTGTCAGCACGGGTAGGACATTATGAATGAGTTGTTAGGTAGGATTGGATGGAGCAACAGGCATTTTGCCAGGTTGGTTGGGGTAGACGAGAGGACTGTTTCTCGGTGGTGTTCTGGGAAGGAGAATTCTGTATCTCGGGCGTATTTGGAGCTGGTAGCGCGGATATTGGGGGTGTGATATGGATTGGGATCGTTGGTATGCAGAGGGTGGTAATTATACGATTTACTGGTTTGCTACTGGGAAGAAGGTTCCTGATCTGAGTGCGCTTATAGGGCGAACCTTGTTTAGGCGTAGAGATGAGGTTAGGCATAATATCTTTGCTCATAATGCTTTATTCCAGCGAATGAGGGGGGTGTGATATGAGGAAACTAGCGATTCTGTTATTAATTCCGTGTTTTGTTCATGCGGACGTCAGTTTAGATCAACTCCATGATGCTATTCATACCCTAACAGAGTCAGAGTCTGAGCCTTATCACGTCATAGATAATGTGGAAGTGTATGAGTATTACTCTAAGACTGTTGGGAGGCATAAATGAGGGTTTTATACAGAAGGTTGCTTCAGTTTCTTTGTCGGGTTGAATTGAGGGCTATTGCTGACGATTATCCGATGACCAGAAAGGAATTAATTCAATATTATGATTTCCTGGCTATTGCTGCGATTAATGAAGAGACTATTTCTCAGCAGAGGGTTTTAGGCATTTCGGTCAGGACTGCTAATTTATTGGAGGAATAGTTGTGGGGAGGCATAAATGAAATTCCTGATTTTGCTATTTCTTGCGTTTCCTGTATTTGGATATGATCAATTTGAGGGTTATGATTTGTCTAATCCCTATCCCACGGTGAATGATTGGTATCATGTTGAGGATCATCGTCGTGAAGACATGCGGGATGCTGAAGAGCGTCAAAGATATGACGAGCGGGATAATTACAATCCTTATATAGAGTATCGTCGTTTTCTGATTGAGTTGGATGATTGAGTAGGGTGAGGTATGAGTATTTCGGATTGGTGGAGCAGGATAAGTAGAGGGCGGCTTGATCACCAGGTGGAGTTGATATATTCCAATCAGTTAGAGATTAAGCGTCAATTGGATCGGGTTGAAGTGATGACCGAGTGGTTATACTCTCGTGAGGCAGATATTGCCCGTAGATCAATAGATATATCTGAGGATAAGTGAGGAAGAGATATGAGTAAAACTGCATATGGAATGAAGAGGCCGAAATCTGTACCGAGTCCGACTGGTCGCCCGAGTCCGAAGAGTGAGGATGTTAAGAAGATGGAGGCTGGTGATTATTCGGGTGGAGTTCGTCCCAAGGCTCCAGAGCAGGTTGCTCAAGGTCGTAAAAAGGTGAAGGATAGCTTGATCAAAAGGTTGAAGGGAAGGTCAGGTGATTATTTGCGTGATATTGGTCAGTGATAATGTCAAAACCTAAACTTAAAATATCCATAGATCACGTTGAGATGTGTGATCAAGATGAGCAGGTCATGACGTTTGAATTTGCTGATTTTGCCGCTAGCACTATTTTGGACTCGAATCCACGTCTGATGGCCTCCCGCTTAATTAATTTAGGCCGGTCTATTGAGAACAATCTCAAGGAACCACGCGATTATGTAATATCACCCTGTCGCATTGATCTAAAAGATCATGCCCATTAATAGTCAGTTTCTTTCAACTGATCGTGACCGCGTGTTGAGACGGATGAGGATATTGAAACGAGCCATGATGGGAGAGAAGTTTGAGCAGATCGGGAAGGACTACGATCTGACGAGTGATGGAGTTATGAGGAAAATCCAGCTGATGATGGAGTCTGGTGAATTAGCTGATCTCGTCGATGAATTTGGAAGCATACCGGATCACTAATGCCCTGGACGCCTAAGCAGCACAGATTATTCTGTCAGGCGGCCAATGACAAGAAATTGGCGCAGCGGTTGGGTATGAGTCAGGAGAAGGCTAGGAAGATGTGTCGAGAGGGTGTCAAGAAGGCCCTTTTGAAGAAACAGACCCCCTAACGGGGGTTTTTTATTGGAGACGAATATGTCAGTTACAGCGGCAGCATTGCAGGCAGCGGGAGATTCCGCGAATACATTGAATACATTTATTGTTACTCAGGGTCCGATTGCGCTGGATGCGACATATGACTCATTTTATGTCGTGGGAAAGGTCACGCCTTATGCTGGTCGGTCGATGTGGGTTTGTACCATCGCGGCTGAGAATGCAGCAACGCAGGCAGCGGATGTGTTGACGGCGCTTTTAGCTGGTCCGGTTGATAATAACTGCGTAGCGCCAACAGCGCCCGCTTAAAGGAGTTAGATATGGCAATTCACAATCCGGTGACGGTTTGCAAGGATGATGGTAGTGGTGATGTCAGTCCTGATATTGAGTGGGTTAATCAGCGACATAATCGCTACCTGACGCTTGCTGATGGTGACACATGGCCTGATGATGAAACGTACAAAGTCACGTTTACCCAGATAGAGAATGTCAGGCGTTATCGTGTACGGCTTGAAAGTGCAACAGCGGATTCAATTGTTAAAGTTGTTGAGGATGCAACAAACGAAGTTCAGGCAGAGGCATGGCTGACGGATGCGAGTTCTAGTGCAACGACTGATGTGGAATATTGGCGTGCGCACAATGCACTGCTAACGACTGCGACAACGAACAAGGATACAGGTTGGTCTGACTGGCAGGAATTATCGAAAGATCCAAGAGATTCGTCATTAAGCAACTTGTATTTCCTCGGTGATACCAATGAAGCGTATGCAATCTGGGTTGAGGCTGAATAATGAGTATTCTAACCCACAAGATGAAAACGGCGCGTAAAGATTATTTTGGCAGTAATTGCAAGTTTTTCATGCCGATGAATGAAGGAACAGGAACTACGGTAACTGATCTAGCTTCTGGTGTAGCTTGTACCTCTGCAAGCATTGCACACGATACACCACATGCAATTTCTGGGAATATTTCTATAAGTGATCAATCGGCCGGGACTGTTCCTCAGTTAACCGGAGCCCATCTGTTGATGTATTGCGTAGGTATCCCTATAACAAATGCAGCATTTTTTACCTGGGCATTAGGCAAGGCTACAACAGGCTTTAATCCGTCTTTAAGCGGCAGCGTTGGTAGTATAAATTCTCCAGCCGGGGCTGCGGTTACTGCGGCATTTGCCGGGGTGACGGCTACACAAACTGCCATGTTGGCATTCACGTTTAACAACTCAACGGGTGAATTACGATCCTATCAAGGGGTCAATGGAGCCGGGGTGGCGTTCAATGCAACAGCGGACGCTTCACTGCATTTAGGGCAGACGATAACAGACAATGAATTATCCTTCGGCGGCATAGTAAATCAGCAATATCTGATTTGTGCATCCCATCTGTTAACAACGCTCCCGTCCGATGCCGATTTGATTACTTACTTGGACTGGACCTATCAACAGGCGATTGTGGGTCACAAAGTCCTCGACTCAAGGTTAATCCCTTACTGATGACGATAAGAACACACAAACAGGCAGGGGACAATGGAGTGGTCATAGATAATGGGTCACCGACACAATCCAATTCACTCGGGCCAAGTACAATTGTGTATTTCCCAATGGGTGAAACCGCATCGCCGTTAGTTGATGTTGGGGCGGCTGGAATAGAGCATACCGCAGCAGGAACAACCACTCCGGCAGGCTATTCAAACGTTGTTGGTGCTGGTGATGATTCGTTTTCGACTCGGTTGTTACAGTTCGATGTTAGATCCTCAATGGTCGGGACGATGCCGGATATCGATGACAAAGATTTTGTTCTGTTCTTTGTCGGGAAGGCAAGGGACGACCCCGATGGGGGGGCTCCTGCCGGATCAGGTGGCGGCATGTCGGTATATTTTGGAAACTCGGGAGTAGCGCTATCAGAAATAAGATGCCAGTTATATTTAGGTGGTGTCCGTGATTTAAGAGTGTTCACTGATGCGATCTTCGGAGGTGATTCAGGGGATGCAATCGCTTTAATGAATATAAGCACGCCGACATGGACTCCGGGATTTACACGAACTGAAGGCCAAGTGTATGGGGCTGCTACGGTCAAGCGAGGGAATATTATAGAACACTGGGTCGATGGGGTTAAAAGGGGCGAGCAGGACTGGCGAACGTTTTTACCAAAGTCTCAAACATATTGGTCCAATTACTGGGATGATATCCAGCTTGGCAATGACGTGTTTTTTTCGCATGCAAAATATAATGAAAGTAGTGTATGGGAGTATGCACAAGACTATTATGGGGCGATGTTCAGGGTATTCGATACCGCACCAGATGATATAGCTAGTGCTATGGTCTGGATGAAAACCGAATGGCAGTCTGATAATAAAATAATTTGGCCTGGATGGATGAGTTTATTGTGAACATCTCCCTCCCGAATAATTGGCAGCCACGTCATTATCAGGTGCCATTATGGAATTATTTAGCGCAAGGGGGTAAAAGGGCCGCCTGTTGCTGGCATCGGCGAAGCGGGAAAGATGACACCATGATGCAGCATAATGCCTGCTCTGTTTTTGAGCGAGTCGGAAACTATTGGTATCTGCTTCCTGAATATAACCAGTGCCGAAAGGCTATATGGGATGCCATCAATCCTCATACAGGCAAGAAACGAATAGACGAAGCGTTCCCACACGAAATAAGAGAAAACACCCTCCAGCAGGAGATGAAGCTTGTCTTTAAGAACGGCTCAACCTGGCAGTTGATGGGGAGCGACAATTATGATGCTTTGGTAGGATCACCCCCGGTAGGTCTGACATTTTCTGAATATGCCCTCTCTAATCCCAACTCATGGGGCTTTTTAAGGCCGATTTTGCTTGAAAATGGCGGTTGGGCTATCTTTAACTCAACGCCAAGGGGCAAAAATCACTTCAAAAACCTGATGGATCTTGCTGAGAGGTCTTCAGATTGGTTTGCTGAGCGTCTAACGGTTGATAAAACAGGTGTTTTCACTCACGAACAGCTCTTAAATGAGCTTGAAGAGCTTCAAAGTGAGCATGGAGACGAATATGGTAAGGCAATCTGGCTCCAGGAGTACTATGTAAGCTTCGAAGCAGCAATTCCTGGTGCTATTTGGGGCGCTCAGACCACTAAAGTAACCTTTGACAAACGATTAGGCGATTTCCCCGCTGTTGGGCACCTCCCGGTCTTCACCGTATGGGATATCGGTCGTAGTGACATGACTTCGATCTGGTTCTATCAGATGGTTGAGGGCAGAATCAGGATAATCGACTATCATGAGGACAGTTTTAAGGAGATCGAGGATTATTGCGACGTTTTAAGGGAGAAAGGGTATGATTACGGCCTTCATTGGCTACCTCATGATGCAAAACCACTCAAATTAGGTATGGGTGGTAAGACAATACTCCAGCAATTCATCGATCAGAACGTAGGCGATTTCGTTCTAGTACCAAATATTGGTAGAGAGGACGGCATACAGGCGGCTAGAAAAACATTTCCACTGTGCGATTTCGACAGAAGCGTAGAGAAAGGCTTTGAACACCTGAAAAACTACAAACGGATTTATGACGAAGTGAAGAAAATCTTCTCGCTAACACCTGTTCATGACGAACACTCTCATGCATCAGATGCATTTAGATATCTCAGTTTGACCTGGCAGCAATCAAAAATGGCTTATCCGGAATTGACTGATCAAGAAAAGCTGTTCGCTGGAAATGTGACCAATATCAAGTTTGGCGAGATAAGAAAAAACCACTTTAGGAAGAAACGCAACGAAAGGGCTGGGTTTGTATGACTGATTTAACGGTTTCTCAATGGCTGGAAGAAATCAACGACGCCAAAAAGCGCGAGAAGGATTTCCGCGAAAATGGTAGAGAGATTCGGGAAATCTACTCCAATGAGAAAAAAACACCGTTCAATATCCTCTATTCCAACACAGAAACTCTCCTTCCAGCCCTCTTCTCAGAGGTTCCAAGGCCCTTAGTAAACAGGCGGTTCAAGGATGAGGATCCTATGGGTAAAGTGGTAGCAGAGGCTGCACAACGACTCCTAGAGTATTTGATCGATACAGATATCGATGATTACGACAAATTTGACAAATCTATGTCAAATGCAACGCTTGACGGTCTTCTACCCGGTAGAGGTGTTACCAGTATTAAATATGAGTCTGATGATGACTGGGAGACAGTTTGCACGGATTCAAGAAAATGGGATCGGGTCTTGTTCGGATATGCCGATAAGTGGTCAAAAGTTCCTTGGATAGCATATGAAGAATACCTAGATCGTGAAGAGGCAAGACGGTTATTTGGCGAAAAAGCCAATAAACTGACGTTTCTTGAGGGTGAGGAACAAGATAACGAAGACGATTATAAAAAGGAAGAAAACAAGGATAAGGGCTATCGTAAAACAGCCAGAATCTTTCAGATCTGGGATAAATCAGACAAGAAAATCAAATATATCAGCTCTCAATACAAGGATGATTTCCTGAGAGAGGATGAGGATCCTTTAGAACTGACAGGATTCTTCAACTGTCCTGAACCGATTCAGTTTGTCGAAAAATCCAATGATCGGATACCGACCGCTCTATATACAATCTACAAGAATCAAGCGAGAGAGTTAAACAGGTTACAGGATAGGCTGAATCGAGTCATAGAGGCGATCAAGGTCAGGGGTGCTTATAACGGCGCCTTGGGCGAGGAAATAGAGCAGATTCTGAAAGAAGAGGACAATGCGCTAGTTCCAACAGATAAAGCAGCGATGCTTGCTGAAGGTGGGTTAGCTCAGAATATTTGGATGCTTCCTCTAGCTGAGCTCGTTAATGTTGCCAGAGAGCTTATGCAAGCTAGGGAGTCAGCAAAGCGGGTCATTTATGAAGTGACCGGTATTTCAGACATTATCAGGGGCCAATCAGCAGCGTCAGAGACATTAGGCGCACAGAAGATCAAGGAATCATGGGGAACCATGAGGATTAAGCGGCTCCAGAAGGAAGTCCAGCGATATGTCCTTGATGCCATGCGATTGATGTTGGATGTTGCTGTCAATAAGTTCTCTGAGTCCTCATGGGCGAAAATGACAGGCTTGCCCTATTCTACAACTGAGCAAAGAGAGCAAGCGCAGAAAATCGTACAAATTGCACAAGTGAATAGGATGAATCCTCAAGACCCATCCATCCAGCAAGCCATGCAAGTACTGCAAATGCCTAATTGGGGTGATGTTCTCGAAATACTGAAAGACAACTATTCGAGAAGTTATCGTCTTGATATGGAGACAAATTCAACGATTGACGTTGAGGCGACTGAAGACAAGCAATTGGTCGGCGATTTCATGAACGCCATGGGCCAATTCATGAACGGAATAAGCCCATTGATCGATAAAGGAGTTATGCCATTTGGTGCGGCAAAGTCAATGATGCTCTCTATTGTTAAGCGTTATCGATTTGGTCGAGAAGTTGAAGACGAGCTTAATCAGATGTCCGAACCTCAGCCACAGCCGAATCCAGAACAAGAAAAAGCAATTAAGGAATTCCAGCAAGCTCAGCAGAAGTTCCAACAGGAGCAACAGAAATTCCAGCAGGAGAAACAGCAGACTCAGGAGCAATTTATTCAGGAATCCAACAATCTCAAAGCAGAAAAGATGCAGCTTGATTTTGCAAAGCAATTGGCAAAAATAGAGCAGAAATACCGGGAAGACCTCGCTAATGTTAAGCAACAAACAAATCAGGTTGAGATGGAAGCTTCTCTGAAAGCTCTGTTAGAACGTCATAAATCTGATGTTAGGTCTATGCTGGATAAGCAAGCAGCCAGGATGATGAAGTCAGTTGCCTAATCAGATCAGAAGACAACTCGGTCAGGGAACACCGCCAGATACTACAGCTGTATCCATATTCAGCCCAGACCGAAGAGATAGGTTCACGATTGAAAATATCATTATATGCAATACAACAGCATCTGCTGCTACATATAGAATCTTTGTTGATGATGACGGCTCAACTTACGATACAACAACAGCAATTGCTTACGATATTTCATTAAATGGAAATACAACGGACTTCATAGAAGTGAACATATATATGTCAGATCCTGCTGGAAATTTAGCAGTAAGGACCAGCACAGGGAATTCGCTTACATTTACTATAAATGGCAGTAATGGATCGGTTTAATGCCAATTAACACACTCAGAGATATTAATGAAGATTACCTGATCAGCGTTGCAAAAGGGAATGTGCCTGGAGAATCGTTAGTCCATAAATTCGGACGGAATGATGCCGTTCCCAATGGGTCGTGGGTATTTGTCGCAATCTTGGGACAGTCAGCTCATGTTTTATCAGCGGCAACAACCGTTAGAATTAAGAGTGGCAATGCAGCAGATGACAAAGACGCAGGAGCTGGCGCAAGAGAGGTAACCGTTCAAGGTATCGTTGAGACTACATTCGCAGAAGAAACAGATACCTTGTTACCAGATGGGACTACAGCAAGTGCTTCCTCAGCTAAATCCTTCTGGAGAGTTCATAGAGCTTGGGTATCGTCTTGCGGGACTTATGGCGGCGCTAATACTGGAGATGTTGTCATTGAAAACGGAGCTGGTGGTACAGACATCATTACTATAGCTGCCGAGGAAGGTCAGACACAGGATGCGTTATTTACTGTTCCGGCAGATACAACAGGATACTTATTATCCGTTCATGCAACTGTTGACTCTAACAAAACGACTAATATTCGTTGTTTTACCAGAGAAAATATTGGTAACACTACTGCTCCAGTATCATCAAAACGATTAAAATTATTTTGGGATGGGGTTGAATCGCCAGGATTTGTTTATGATCCATCCAGTCCAGAATTCGCAATTTCTCAAAAGTCAGATATATGGTTTGAGGCGTATGGCGACGGTGCTGTGTCTCAAGTATCAATAGACTTCGAATTACTTTTAGTGGATGACTAATGCCTTTATATACTTACGAATGCGAAAACGGCCATAGATTTGATCGAATCCTAAAACTGAAAGATTACAAACAACCTCAAACCTGCGAATGCGGACGAGAGGCTAAGCGCGTCATTGTTCCTACAATGATTAATTGCGATATGGCCCCATGG